ATCACGGAGTCCAGTGGGTGACAAACCCACGTAAGAGTCCCCTGGGTCAATGCCCCAGGTACTGGGACGTTAGAGGGTCAACCCCTAAGTCCGAGTGTCGGCGGTAACCATGCATTACCAGGTGCAGGTACCCAACCGAAAGTGAAACCGGAAACTGTATTGCGAGGAACGGGTCCCTCGCCATCTACGCCCGCTAAGGCTGATGCTAATACAACTTCCGGCCACCAGTGGTGCCAAGGTAGCGAGTTAGTTACAGGGCGGTAAACCCTGTAATGTGTGACAACTTCATGTTCACCTTTTGGGGTGAATGACCGTGCGCTATGAAACGCTACCGGTCCATGAAGACAAATGTCACCTAACTCTTCTGGTCCTTGGCACGATCTCATTTGCGATGGAATATTTGAAAAACATTCCATTCTGGCTCTTGACACCCATTCCTGGGGCAAGCGCCAGAGTCCGTTCGCTAGTGAAATCCAATGTTGCGGTTCAGTCGGGAGACTTTTGACATAGTGTGGCCGAACTGCCACACCGTCAAAGAAATCTCCACCGCAACTCTCTCTAAATGGACCTGTAACGTAGGTCTTACGCTTATTCGGGACAAACCCAAAATAAGATAGAGCCGCCAAGACATCATCAGCTATCTCCACGGGAACGATAATATCGTCACCGTATACGGAAATTGCTGGTAGCATGTCGTGGAACCCTTTAAGCTTACAAATGGTCCTCGCTAGTGAATGGAACAGTAAAGTTTCCAGCTCAAAAGTGAAGCCATTACCCATAGAGGAGAACATTTCAAGACGCAGGGTGCGTCCATCGATATTCACGTTTGGGGCTCTTAGAGAGTCGAGTAACGTGTGCCAGTCAGCAGGAAGCACAAGTTCGGGCAAAGCCCGGGCTAACAGGTTTGATGCATCGCTTAGATCAATAGTCGCTAAACTATTGTCAATACTGCCCTTACGGGCTAATATGCGATGCCTATCTTGGCCTGTTGCCAACTCTGAGTGGTACTTGTCGCGTAAACGCGACCGGAAGACCTTCCCGACTGCCAGCTGGTAAGCCAGCGACAGAGAGGCCTCCATACCACATCCTCGGTCCTTCTGGCCGTCCTTCGGGACGGTGAAGAACACGTTCGACCTGATTACCTTAGGGTGAACAGGTGAACGCCCGTCGGAGGGGTACGCGCAAGCGCGCCCCCAAGCTGTCTCCCACCATAGTGGTAGGAGTGCCGACGACTGTGGATACATTGATGGGGACTGGGTCATTTTGTCGGGCACCGTTGTGAGATACCCCCTGTCGGACGCTGTCGATCCACCGCTGAATTGCGGTGTCAGAGTGTTTGGAACAGGACCAAGTAGAAACCCTACTTCTTTGCGCCATGCAGAAATGATATGCATGACGGGTTCATCTGCAGCCGTAAGGCTGTGGTTATCGATGAACCGGTAAAGTCTCCGATTGGTGTCCCAATTGCGTTTCTCATTTAAGAAAAACCCGTCCACAGCCGCTTGTTTCAAGCGAGCCTTATCACCTTCAAACGCGCACTTCCGCACAAAATCCGTCGCGATGACGTCTTTGTGATAAGAAGTGGCGTCGAGGTAATTGGACGGCTCTGTTCTCAGTTCTTGCAACTGAGAAATCTCCTCGTATTTCCACAACAGATATGTTGTGAGGGCACGAGGGGTCCCGAGCTGCTCCGCTAGGAGAGCAGCTACCTTCCGCAATTGTTGCATGAGGCTTCCAGTCTAAAGTTGTTGTTGAAAGAGTATCTAGGGTTCTAGGCGAAAACCTGGATTAAACCCATGCGCTGCAAAGGCGCGATTATCTCACCGAAAATAGCAATCAGTAAACCAAAAGCCACAATACAAGGATTGATAACCATAGAAACTCCTCAATTAGCTGGATAACCGTCACGATAGACTTCCTTGACAAGAAGGCTCGCGGTCAGGTTCGCTACATAAGCGACAGCGTCGTTCCGCATTGCTTCCGGGAATTCATCTGCGACTGAAAAGTCGCCATTGAACTCGAAAGCAGGTCCCGCCTTCACCAAGCCAGTAGTGGCATCAGTGTAGGAATAAGGGATGCGGATTTTCACTTGAGACTTGCGACTTCGGTTGCTGGTAGCTTTGGCCGAAATGGTCATTGTGGGGTAGGCGGCTGGAGAGCCACCTTCCTTCAATGCCCAACGGGCCACGCCGCCTTCGCCGGATGCCGCCGTCATCAAAGTGAAAACTTTGTCGGCCAGGGCGTGATTCTTCACGGTGATGTTTGCTGCTTGAGGCATGATTTCTTTCTTGTTTCCTATTTAAAGGAGGGGTTACGTTTCGGCAAAATCGCCTAACGTTTGAAGTACTCCAACCTACCGATCTGCTGGGTTAACAAGCTCAGCTGTATTAAAGCTAAACCCATATCAGCAGAGGGTTGGCGTAGTTGGAGTTTCGGAAGAGTAATACCTATTGTTCGAGACTTCACAGTATCGACAAAGATGCG